AGAAAGAAAAGGAACTACTGATTACTTAGATACTTTATTTTAATTAATTTTCCAGTTGAAAATCTTTTTTTGAAAATTTATGTTACTTTTTAAGCATAAGCGAAATTAACTAAAATTTTTTAAAGCGTATATATAGTAGAAACTCATTTTTAATAACTTCGCAGATGTATATAAAAGTAATGAAAAATACCCTAAAAAATGGGAAAAAGTATTTAAAATGTTACTGGAAATGAAATTAAGCCAAAATTAGCCCAAAAGGGTAAAAAAGTACCTAGGTTTAAACTTAATTGACTTTGTAATATAAGAGCTTTCAATACTTCATTAAGGTTTTTGGAGAATTCTCCTTTTTATCTCCAATTATTGGTATTCTATCTCTTTGATGTTGTAAAAATAAAGTACGCTTTAAATTTACGTTTGCGTTTTAAAATAAAATTGTAAAAATAGAATTATAAAATTAATTATTTTATAAAATGTAAATAAAATTATTGATTTTAATTTTACAATTAGTTATAATATAGTCAAGGAGTGATTATATTATGAATATAGCTTATGTAAGAGTTAGTACAGTAGAACAAAATGAAGAAAGACAATTAGAAGGATTAAAAAAATATAACATAGAAAAATGGTTTACTGAAAAGATAAGTGCTAAAGATACTAATAGGCCACAATTAAAAGCCATGTTAGAATTTGCTAGAGAAGGAGATACAATTTTTGTTTGGGATTTTTCAAGACTAGCAAGAAGTACAAAGGATCTATTAGAATTAGTTGAAACTATGGAAGCTAAAGGAGTACATTTCAAAAGTATTAAAGAGAATTTAGATACTTCAACTCCTACTGGAAAGTTAATGTTAACTATGATAGGGGCAATTAATGAATTTGAAAGAAATAATATGCTTGAAAGACAAAGAGAAGGAATTGCTATAGCTAAGGCTAAAGGTAAATATAAAGGTCGTAAAGAAGTTAATATTGAAAATTTTGAAGAACATTATAATAGATATATGAAAAGAGAAGTAAGCAAAAGTGCTTTAGCCAAGGAATTAAATATAAGTAGACCAACTTTAGATAAGTTAATAAAAGAACATGAAGAAAAAGAGTAGCTTTGAAACTACTCTTTTTTATTATTTTAAGAAAGGAGAAGTTTATTAATGGAAAAATGGGATGAAGCTTTTAAATTATTTCAAGAAAGTAATGGACATATTACATCTCAAAAGATTGCTGATAAATTAGGTGTGAAATTATCTCAAGTTAAATATTGGCGTAAAAAATTTAAATGGAAAGATAAACTTAATAAAAATAGGGGTGCTCCTTTAGGCAATAAAAATGCTTTAGGTAATAAAGGAGGAGGAGCTCCTGAAGGTAATTTAAATAATTTTAAGCATGGGAATTATATTGATGAATCTAAATTTTCATCAAAGAAGTTCTTAGCTAAATATATGCCTAAAGCTACGAGTAAGATAATTGATGACATTGAAGATTCAGGAATTAATTCTTTAGATATTCTTTGGATAAATATAACTACTCAATTAGCTGCAATAATTAGATCACAAAAGATTATGCATGTTAAGAGTAAAAATGATTTAACTAAGGTATTAAAGAAAGAAACATGGGGAGAAGATAGCTCATCAAAAGAGTATGAATTACAATTCGCTTGGGATAAACAAGCAAACTTTTTACAAGCTCAATCTAAAGCAATGAAAACTTTAGAAGGATTGATAAATAGTTATGAAAAGCTATTAAATACCAATTGGGATTTAGCTTCAGAAGAACAGAAGACTAGAGTTGAAAAGCTTAAAGCTGAAGTTAATAAGTTAACTGGTGACAACTTAGAAATGGAAGATATAAGCGAAACTGAGGACGATATTTATGGCAATGAAGAAAAAGAAAACAATTAATTTTAAGTTTTCAGATAAGCATAAAGATTATATTAGATCTTGTTCTAAGAATATGTATAACATAGCTGAAGGAGCTGTTAGAGCAGGTAAAACAGTTGATAATGTATTTGCCTTTGCACATGAATTAAAAAATACAAAGGATAAATTACATTTAGCTACTGGTTCTACTTCTGCTAATGCTAAGTTGAATATTGGAGATGCTAATGGTTTTGGACTTGAATATATATTTAGGGGACAGAGCCACTGGGGTAAATATAAAGGTAATGAATGTCTTTATATTAAAGGGCCATCAACCAATAATAAACTAAGAATAGTTATATTTGCTGGTACTGCTTTAGCTAATAGTTATAAAAAGATACGTGGTAACTCATATGGCATGTGGATTGCTACTGAGATTAACTTACATCACCCTGATTCTATTAAAGAAGCATTTAACAGAACCATTGCAGCTCATAAAAGAAAAGTGTTTTGGGATTTAAACCCTGATAATCCTAATGCTTTTATCTATAAAGACTATATAGATAATTATAAGAGCAAATATGAAAATGGTGAGTTAAAAGGGGGATATAACTATTATCACTTTACTATAGATGACAATATAAATATTTCTGATGAAAGAAAAGAAGAAATTAAAAGCCAATATGACAAGAATTCAATTTGGTACCAAAGGGATATATTAGGTAAAAGATGTGTAGCTGAAGGGCTTATTTATAGAAGGTTTGCTAATAATCCTAATTCATATAGAGCTAAAGAAAGTGATGTATCTAACTTAATGAAAATAACTATAGGAGTTGACTTTGGAGGGAATGGCTCAGGCCATGCTTTTGTTGCAAGTGCAACAACATTTGGATATAAGAAAGTCATTATATTATCGAGTGAAAGACATTTTGGTGATGATATAGATTCTGAAAAGCTTGGTGAAATATTTGTTAACTTTGTACAGAAAATAAACTATAAATATGGGTATGCAGAAGTAGCTTATTGTGATAATGCAGAACAAGTTTTAATACGTACTCTAAGAAATGCAGCCATAAAAGCTGGATTAAGTATAAGAGTAACTGATGCATGGAAAACAACTGTAAATGATAGAATAAATGCTACTACTAAGCTAATGGCACAAGATAGATTATTACTTACAGATGATTGTAAGAGCATTGAAGATGCTTTTTGTACAGCTATTTGGAATCCTAAAGAGATAACTAAGAATGAAAGGTTAGACGATGGTACAAGTGATATAGATAGCTTAGATGGTTTTGAATATAGTATTGAAAGAGATATTAGACGACTATTAGATGTGTTTTAACGACTTCGCAAAAAAAATATTTAGCGAAGTTGTTGAGTTTTTCTCAATGAAGTTAAGCCATTTGTAGGCGTTTTTTTAGCTTTTAAAGTTTACTTGTACTAAACTTTTAGAAAAAAACTGCATTTTGTGAGGTAATTTTATGTTTGAAAGAGTTAATAAAATTTTTAAGGGGGTGTTAAGCATGATATTAAATAGACAAGATATTGCTAAAGAGCTAGAAATAAAAATAGCTATGAATAATGATATGGCCAACGCTATAGAGCTATGGTGTAATATGTATTCTAATAATCCCCCTTGGCTAGATGATGAAACTAAAACAATGGGTTTACCTGGAGCAATAGCGAATGAGCTTGCAAGATTAGTTACTATAGAATTTAAAAGTGAAATTTCAAATAATGAATTACTTAATAAAACTTATCAAGATTTAATAAGTGTTTTAAGAATTAATACTGAATATGCATGTGCTAAAGGTGGAATAGTATTTAAACCATATTTCTACAATGGAAATATTGAAATTGATATAGTACAACAAGATAACTTCTTACCAGTTTCTTATACTTCTACTGGAGAAATTACAGCAGCAGTATTTTTAGAAACAAAAATTGTTGAAGATAAAAAATATACTAGAATTGAATATCATGAGTTTAAAGATGATAACTATACTATTAAGAATTATGCATATGTAAAAAACAATACTGTTATGATGGATAAATCACTTGGTAAAAGAGTTAATCTTAATTCTATTCAGGAGTGGGAAGATTTAGAAGAAGAAATAAATGTAAAGAATGCTAAAAAGCCTTTCTTTAGTTATTTTAAGATTCCACAAGCCAATCAAATTGATTCTAATAGTCCATTAGGAGTATCTGTATTTGCTAAGTCAACTGGATTGATTAAAGAAGCAGATAAACAATATTCAAGAATATTGTGGGAATTTGAAGGTACTGAATTAGCTATTGACGTATCAGAATCTGTATTTTCAAGAGATAGAGAAGGTAATCTAAAAATTCCTAAAGGGAAAGAAAGATTATTTAGAACTTATCCATGGGAAGATAAAGAAAATAGAAAGAATTTTAATCCATTTTCTCCAGTCATAAGAGATACAAGTTTATTTAATGGGCTAAATAAGTTTTTAAGAAAGATAGAATTTAATTGTGGTCTTGCTTATGGGACTTTAAGCGAAACTGAGGACGTATCTAAAACGGCAACAGAGATAAAAGCTTCAAAACAAAGAAGCTTTTCAACTGTTAAGGACATTCAAAAAGCCTTACAAGATGCTTTAAAAGATTTAATAATAAGTATGACAGATATAGCTAATTATTATAATATACCAGTAAAAGATATAGACATAGATAAGGACGTAAGCTTTGATTGGGATGATTCAATTATTGTCGATAAAGATGCCGACTTAGAATCAATGAGAAATGATGTTGCAGCTGGTATTTTAAGAGCAGAGTTATATCTAGCTAAAAAATATGGGGTATCAGAAGAAGAAGCTTTAAAGATGATGCCTAATACTGGAGATAGCCTTAAAAATAATCCATTAGATAGCTTGGAGGAATAGTATATGGCTTTAACACCTGACGAATTAAAAGAGATTCCTGAAAGCTTTGTAAAATTATTTCAAGAGCTAGAAGAATTTATAATAAAAGATATGTCTAGGAGAATAGCGAAGGTAGGTGGGCTTTCTGAAAGTGCTAGATTACAAGCAATAAAAGCTCAAGAAATAGGAATATCATTAGATGTTATAAAGAAAAAGCTAAAAGAAACTTTAGATTTATCTGAAGAATGGCTTAATGAAATATTTAATAATGCTGGTATATATTCTATAGCTAAGGAAAATGAGTTATATAAATCAGCAGGCTTAAAGGAATTAGATGTATTAGAAAATATAACTTTAACTAAGATAATAGAAGCAACTATAAAGCAAACTAAAGGGGAGTTTTATAATCTAACAAGATCATTAGGGTTTGCTCAAAAGGTTAATGGAAAGATAGTTTATAAACCAATAGCTCAATATTATCATGATGCTATGGATTTAGCTTTAATGCAAATAAAGACGGGTGTAATAGATTATAATACGGCCATAAAACAAGCTGTAGATAGATTATGTGAAAGTGGAATAAGAAATGTTGATTTTGAAAGTGGTGTAGTTAATAGAGTTGATACAGCAGTTAGAAGGGCTGTATTGACTGGAGCTAATCAAATGACACAAAGAATGACAGAGAAAGGTATGGAGGAAGCTGGGTGTGATTTTGTAGAAACCACAGCTCATATTGGAGCAAGACCAGGACATGCATTATGGCAAGGAAAAGTATTTTGTTATTCAGGAAAAAGTAAAGAATATCCTCCATTTAGAGAGAGTACAGGATATGGTACTGGAGCAGGACTTGGGGGGTGGAATTGCAGACACTCATTTTATCCTTTTATACCTGGTATTAGTGTAAGAGCATATAGCGAAAAAATGTTAGAAAATATAGACCCACCGCCATTCACTTTCAATGATAAAGAATACACCTATTATGAGGCAAGTCAACACCAAAGGTATATTGAGAGAAAGATAAGGAGTACAAAAGAAAGATTGGTTGCTTATGATGCTGCTGGACTAGAAAAAGAATTTAAGAATGAAAGTATTAAATTAAAGCAGCAAGAAAAATATTATAAAGAATTTAGTATAGCAGCTAATATACCTATGGAAAAAGATAGATTACAAAAGAGAAAGTTTAGTAGAAGTATAGCTCAAAAAGCTGTATGGGCTAACAAGAAAGCTAATAAGTAATCTAAATTGATTACTTTAGTAATCTTTTATGATTACCCAAAAAGGTAGACATTTATAAACACAAATATTTTTAATTAAATTGAGTTTAAAAATATAAGTCAAATAATTAATAAACGTTTATAAATGATAAATGTATTTTATAAACTGATTGGGGGAATAGAAATGAGAATAGTGGTTGGCCGTGGTAATAATAGAGTAGTTTTAAATGATATTGTGAGTGCTATTGATAGTATTTTTAATTTAATTAATCAAGTTTGGAAATTTATTAAAGATATATTTAGTTCTGCAAAGAATATTATGTGAGGTGTTTTGATATGAGAGAAAAAAGAAAATTTATTAAAACTAAGTTTTTTTCTGTATTTTGTATGGTTTTATTTTTATATTTAGGAATTTGGAAGTTAGTTATATCAGGTGGGATTATACCGATAGCAACAGCTTTTGATATGGGAACTTTAACAGCAACATTAGTAGCTTGGAGAGTATTAAGTATTATATTAGGGCTTGTTATTGCTTATTTTGGGTTTACATTTGGATTAGCTTTATTACTTTCAGTATTAGGAATAAATTTAATGAAAAAGAAAGGTGGAAGGTTTTAATGAATATACAAGGTAAAGTAAGAGTAGGAGCTATGGACTATGATGTTATATTAACTGATGAAAAAATTATTAACCAAGATGGAGAAGAATGTCTTGGGCTTACAGATCATAATCTACATGAGATTAAAATTTCAACAAATTTACAAAATGAACAAGGGCAAGAAAAAACATTTTTACATGAGTTAATGCATGCAATGATTGCAGAAAGAAACTTAGATTTTGAATCTACTACTGAGGAAATATTAGCTGAAGATTTATCAACTATACTATATCAAGTGATTAGAGATAATCCAGAGATGTTTACGAAGAATTTGGGAACAATTACTGGAATGAGTATAGATGGTGTTTTTGTAATAGGTCAAGAACCTAAAAGAATAGATTTAAATTTTAATAAAACTGCTAGAATTTCAGAAAAACAGATTGAAGATACTATTGAATTATTTAAAGGTAAAAATATAAATGAACTTTCAAAAAAAGATATTCCTGAGTTAGCAGAGATTTTAAGTGTAATTTTAAAAAGAGAATATAGTCCCCATACACAGTTAATAATTGATTCTGAAAGTTTCAGGATTACTGAAGATGTATTTGGAGCTCCTTTTAATGTTTAAATTTATATTTTTAATAATTAGATTTACATGTAAATCATTTTATGAATTTATATTTACCTTAATTCTATTTTTAAAAGAAATTTATTTATTCATAAAAGAAGATTTTATAAGAAATATGAAATGTGAAGTTGATGATAATAAGGAGATTTAAAAATGAAATTTTCATATAAAGTTGGATATAGAATAGGTACTATTATAGGGAAATTTATTAGCTTAGCTAGAAATTTTAAAGAAGGATTTAACTTGGTTTTTAATCCCTTTAGAAAATAGAGGAAGTGGAATAATATTATGGCTTTAGCTTTAAGTAAAATGCATAAGAGATGCAAGAAATGTAAATATAAAAATATTTGTGATAATAAAAGAATGGTAGCTTGTAATATAGCTGAAATTCCACAAACTAATATGATGAGGGATATTAACATTAATAATTGTGTACCTAATGGAAAACCATTAATAAGAAAATATACACCAATAACAATTAATATGGGAGAGTTCGGTAAAATAGAAACTTCTTTGGAGGAAATCTCAGAAAGTTTAACAAAAGATTTGTATAAAAAATTAGGAATAGGAGTTGGTTTAAAATGAAGAAACTAAATGAAACAGCTAAGATGATGGTTAGTGCAGATTATAAAGAAAGATTTAAAGCAGAGTATTTGCAGTTGAAAATTAGAATAACTGGTTTAAATAATATGCTTAAAAAGTATAAGGAAGGAACACTAACGTTTAAACCTAATTGTAGTTATGAATTACTACACACTCAATTAGTTTACATGGAATGTTATTTAAATACACTTGAGGAAAGAGCAAAAATAGAAGGAATAGAACTTAAAGGAGAAGTTGAGTAATGAAAAGTTATATTAGTACAAAATTAGTTAAAGCAAAGCCAATGACTAGGGGAGAATATAATAAGTTTAGAGGATGGGATATACCTAAAAATGAAAATCCCAATGATGAAGGTTATTTAATTCAATATCCAGATGAATATATTTCATGGTGTCCTAAGAAACAATTTGAGGAATCTAATTTAAAAGTTGATGATAATAAGAATCTAGCTAGTGGAGTTTCAATAGGTTCTAAGATGGTAGATGGCTTTATAAAAGAAGTTCACGTATCTACTCTTGGAGATAAAACAACTTTAGTAAGAGCTATCTTAGTTAATGGGTTTGAGATAGTTGAATCTACTGGTTGTGTAGATAAAGTTAATTATAGTGAAGATATAGGAGCAGAAATTTGTTTAAATAAGATTAAAGATAAAATATGGTATCTATTAGGATTCTTATTACAAACAGCATATAACGGAGTTAATTAGGTCTTAGAAATAAGGCTTTTTTATTTTGCCCTAAGTATGGCGTAAACTACTTTATTTTATAAAAATAAGGAGTGATAAAATGCTAAAACATCATATAACAAAATATTATGAAAATGGCAAAAAATATGCAGAAGCATGGATACAAATAAATATATTTAATAGAAGCTTCTGCATACTAAGAAAAAAAATTAAAGTTTAAACAGGTTTCCACTTGTTACCTGACTTTTGTGTTGGTGGAAGTCTGTCACCTTGGTCTATGGTTACTACTCTTCCACCAGGAAGCTTCCCACCACGTGGGCCAACTTCTTTATATTTTCCTGCTGGTTGATTATCAGTACCAGGCTTTTTTAAATTAGCCATATAAGACACTCCTTTCCTAAAAGATACATGAATATTTTACCATATATATTTTTTTTAGGACAAGATAGTGTCTTTTTATTTAATGAATTAGAAAGGAAGGATATTGCATGGCAAAATTAAGCGAAATATTAGGAGATAGCTATAATACGTTATCTGAAGAAATTAGAAAGCAATACGAGAATATTGACTTAGTTGATAGTTCTAAGTATGTAGAAAAATCAAAATTTGATGAAGTTAAACAAGCAAAAAAACAATTAGAGACAGATATTAAAGACAGAGATACTCAATTAGAAGATCTAAAAAAATCAGCAGGTGATAATGCAGCTTTAAAGCAACAAATAGAATCTTTACAAGCTGATAATAAAAAGAAGGATGAAGATTATCAAGCAGAGCTTAAAGATTTAAAGTTAACTAATGCTATTAAATTAGCTATATCTGATTCAGCACAAGATGTTGATTTAGTTTCTAGCTTAATAGATAAAAGTAAACTTATCTTAGCTGATGATGGAAAAGTTACTGGATTAGATGAACAAGTAACAGGATTAAAAGAAAATAAGAGCTTTTTATTTAAAGCAGAAGAAAATACTAATTTAGGTAATCAAATTCAATTTACTAAGAAAATCACTGGTAATGATGGTGGAACTGGTAAACAAAGTTTATCTGATTTAATGAAAGCTAAAAATGCTAATCCAAACATGGATATTAGCTTTGAATAATAAATAAAAATTAAAAGAAAGAAGGAAAGAATATGCCGAATTTTGACAGTAAAAATTTTAATGGTGAAGTGTTTGGACAGTATGTAGAAACTTTGCCAACTAGAAACAGAAATGAACTTATAAAAAGTAAAGCATTAAAACCAAGACAGGATATTAAAAACTTATTTGATGCACAAGTTGGAGGAAATTATGCTACTGTTCCAATGACTGGTAGAATAGGTGGAAAGGCTCAAAATTTAGATGGTAAAACATCTGCTGAAGCTAAAAAATTAGAAACATATACACATAGTAGGGTTGTTGTTGGTAGACAATCTGCTTGGGTTGAAACTGATTTTAGTTCAGATTTAACTGGTGGTAAAGACTGGATGGAAGAAGTAGGTTTACAGGTAGCAGAATATTGGGATGATGTAGACCAAGCAACATTATTATCAATATTAAAAGGTATATTTAGTATGACTGGAAAGGAAAACTTAGAGTTTGTTAATGGACATACTCATGATATAACTGGTGAAAATACAGAACAAACTCAGGATTCACATAAGTTTAATGCAACTACTTTAAATACTGCTATGCAGGAAGCTTTAGGGGATAGAAAAGCGAAATTTTCACTTGCTATAATGCATTCTGCTGTAGCAACAAATTTAGAGAATATAAAGTTATTAAAATATATGACATACACAGATGACAAAGGAATAGAAAGAGATTTAACTTTAGGTACTTTAAACGGAAGAATAGTTCTTATTGATGATGGAATGCCAGTAGAACATGTCGATGCTACGGCTAAATATGATAAATATACTACTTATGTATTAGGTGAAGGTGCAATTGAATATACAAACTGTGGTACTAAAGTTCCTAGTGAAATGGATAGGGATCCTAAGACAAATGGGGGAGAAACAACTCTTTATTCAAGACAAAGAAAAGTATTTGCTCCTTGGGGAATTTCATTTACTAAAAAATCTATGGCTTCATTATCTCCAACTGATGCTGAGCTAGAAATGGGAGCCAACTGGGAGTTAGTTAATAATCAAAATTCAGGTAAAAAAGAATATATAGATCATAAATTAATTCCTATAGCTAGAGTAATAACTAGAGGATAATATTATGGCTGCATATGTTGATTATGATTTTTATTCAACAGTATTTGAAGGCAAAATGCCTTATAAACAATTTCTTATCTATGAATTTAAAGCAAGAAAATTCATAGATAAGATAACTTTTAACAGGATAAATGAAAATAATATTAACTATGATATAAAAATGGCCGTATGCATAGCAATAGAAAAAATTAAAAAGTCAGATTCTGAAAGGGGCTTTAAATTAAGCGAAACAGTTGGGAAACATAGTGTTTCTTATTCAGAAAGTCTTTTAAGAAGGTTTGAATCTAGTCTTTATAAAGAAATAAGTATTTATATACCTTCAGAATTGCTTTATAGGGGATGTGATTATTAATGGATATGACTTTATTTAATAGTGTTTATAATCCTGATACAGAGCATACAGAATATAAAAGAACTTATCTATATAATGTTGACTGGCAAGCTGGCAAGAAAATATCTGAAGATGGAAAAGGAATAATAAGTAATGATTTAATAACTTGTTTTATTCCTTTTAGTATAGATAGCTCAGATAATAAATCTTATAAAACTCCTGGAGAATTTATAAGATTAACTCCTGAAGAAACAGAAAATTATTTTACTCTTAAAAAAGGAGATTTCATAGTAAAAGGAATTATAGATTTTGAACTAACAGATTATAAGCGAGGGCAATGTATTAAAGATTTAATGAATTTATATGAAGTAGGAACAATTATAAGTATTGATACTAACGATTTTGGAAGCGAATACTTGCATCATTGGGAGGTACAAGCTAAATAATGGACGTTACTATAAAGTTAGATTCAGTAAATAAAATACTTGCTAAACGTGGATTAAATGCTGATGGAAAAACACAAAGATTCCTTACTACTGAAGTGGCCAGACTTTCAAATCCATATGTCCCTTGGAAAAGTGGAAATCTTAAAGATACTCAGGTTGAAATAAGGCCAACACAAATAAAATACTATGCACCTTATGCACAAAAACAATATTATGAGAATGCTGGTATGGGAAAACAAGGGCTACATCGTGGGGGAATGAGAGGAAAGTTATGGATTCCTAGAATGATGGCAGATCGTGGAGATGAACTTATCGAAAGTGTTGCTAAAATGGCAGGGGGAAGAGCTAAATGAATACAGTTGAAGTTAACATAATAGAAAGTATAAGGACATTCATAAAAGAATGTCCTTTTTTAAAGGATTATATAGGAGCTACTAAACCTAAAGTTAATGTTGATTATCTTGGTGATACAGAAACAGTTTATTCAATAGAGAGAGTACCTTGTAATCCAATAATAAAAAAATATATTGATGGAAGTAAAATGAAACAAGAAGAATTTATATTTTGTAGTAGAGAAAGCTATGGAGAAAATGTCTTTGAAAACTTAGAAAATATAAACTTCTATGAGAACTTTGTTTCCTGGTTAGAAGAGAAAAATAGAACTGGTGATTTACCTATCTTAGATGGTAACAGAGAAGTTGAAAAGATAGAAATATTAACGCCAGGATATGCTTTTGCAACAGATATTGACAAAGCAAGATACCAAATTCAATTAAGATTAATTTATATAGAAAGGAAGTAGATAAAATGGCAAAATCCATAAGAAATAGAACATTAGTAGCAGACTATTTAAAAGTTGGAGAAGAATTTATTTTTATGGGGACAGGTTTTACTGAAATTAATGAAAGTCCAAATGCTAAGACAAGTAAAAAACAATACGTTAATGATAAATCTCCTACGTCTTCAATAGTTTCATATGAAACTGAGTTCCCTTATGAAACTGACCAAATAAGAGATGAAAAGGCGATAGAATTTATTTGTGATATAGGAGAAACACATAAAGTAGGTGCTGAAGCAGAAACAGAATATGTAAAAGTTGACTTAGATAAGCCAGGTACTACTGAAAATACTTTTAGAGCTAGAAAATTTAATATCGCTATACAAGTGGATGAATTAACAGCTAAAGATGGCGAAATGACTGCAAAAGGAAAATTTTTAACTAAAGGTGATTTAGAAGTAGGAACTTTTAATACACAAACTAAAACATTCACAAAAGGCTTTGAGCCTAAAACACATTAATTGAGGTGATATAAATGATAAAAATAAATGGAGTAGAATTTGAATTTGATCCTTTTGATGCAGATGAAGTTGAAAAAGGAGAGAAAGAATTAGAAAAAGTTGCAAGAAAATTAGAAAATCCACCTAAAAATTTAAAAAGTAAATCAGAATCTATAAGATACACAGTAAAATGTGTTGGTGATTTTTTAAATGCTGTTCTTGGAGAAGATGCAGCTAAAAAGGTCTTTAAAGGTAAAGCAAATTTTAGAATTGCAATGAAAGCTTTTGTTGAGATGAAAGAAGAAATGGTAAAACAAGATATAGAGCTTGAGAAATATATGGAAAATAAATTAGGTAAATATTCTCCTAATAGACTTGAAAGAAGAAAAAATAATTTTAATAAAAATAAGAGAAGATAATGTATAAGAATAATATATTATTAGATAAACTTCCTACTAAAGTTAAAATTGGTGGAAAGTTTTATAATATAAATTCAGATTTCCGCACATCTATTTTATTTGAATTATTAATGCAGGATGAAGATATAGAGGACGAGCTTAAAATAACACAAGCTTTAAAATTGTATTTTCCTAAAATTCCACCTATGAAATATATAGAAGAAACTATAAATAGCATCATGTGGTTTTATGGGTGCGGAGATGAAAAAGAAGAGCTAAATAAACGTATAAAAACTACTTCAAATAATTTAGAACAAGCGTATTGTTTTGAACATGATAATGCATATATCTATGATGCCTTTATAAGCCAATATAAGATTGATTTATCAACAATAGAGTATTTACATTGGTGGAAGTTTAGAGCCTTATTTGAGGGGCTCACAGAGGAAAATATGATAGTAAAGATAATGAACTATAGAACAATGGATTTAAGTAAAATGGATAAAAGCGAAAGAGAGTTCTATAAGGAGAAAAAAGAATTCTTTAAATTACCTAAGAAAATTAGTAAAGAAGAGGAAGAATATAAAAATAACATAGAAGAAATGTTAATGAATGGTGGAGTTTTAAACCTTGAAAAATTATAGTATACTTTTTATATAGAAAAATATGTGAAAGAAGGAATTAAAATGGGATTTTTTGATTTAAAAGCCACTTGTTCAGTATGCAATAATGAAGTTGGATTAAATAGATTTAAAGTGAAGAAATCTAATGCATGGATTTGTCCTAAATGCTTAAAAAAAGCTGGAGGTACTACTAACATTAATGTATCTAAAATGACAATAGAGGAAATAAAAAAAATTATTGAAGAAAAACAATCTAATATTGAAAAAAGAAAATCTTTAATTGAAAAAGATCCATTATCAACAGCTGAGGGTATGTATAAATATTGTTTAGATAATAAATTTGGTTCTGGCTGGAATGAAAAATGGGGAATAAAACATTTTAAGTTAATTGAAGAGAATTTACTTCCTAATGAAGAAGTAAAAATGGTCTTTATAGGTTTACATAATTATATTTCAAGTACAAAGCATGATGGAAACTTTGCATATGCTATAACTAATAAAAGAATAATAATGGCTCAAAAGAAACAAATAACTGGTGAAAATTTTCAAACAATATCATTAGACAATATTAATGATATAACATTTAAATCAGGCGTTTTATTAGGAATATTAACTGTAGATACCATAAAGGAAACTTTTAATATTGGATTAGATAAAGGCTCTGCAAAATCTATAAATTCAACGTTGCATAGTGTCATTGATAATATAAAAAATATATCAATAACGCCAGAAATAAAAGTATTGTCAACCAATAGTTTCTCGATTGCGGATGAGTTAAAAAAATACAAAGAGCTATTAGATTTAGGAGTATTAACTCAAGATGAATTTGAGAAACAAAAAAATAAATTATTAAATAAATAAGAACAAAAAGCACTTACTTAATTGTAAGTGCTTTTTATTTTGCAAAAAAAAGGAGGTGAAATTATTGGCAGATGGAACAGTCATTATAGATACTAAACTTGATAATAGTGGCATAGAAAAAGGAACTAGAAATATAAAGAGAGAAGCTGCAAAGTTAGCTCATGAATATAAGAAAGCTGGTATGAGCTCGTCTGAAGCATGGAAGAAAGCCTGGAGTGAAATAAGAAGGGAAAACTCATCTGGAACTGAAAAAGTAAAAAGAGATATGAATTCACTTGCTGCAATAGCAAGAAAAACTGCCGCCGTATTAGGCGGCATTTATATTGTAGATAAAATTAAGGATTATACTAGAGAAATTTATAAAGCTGGGATAAGTTATGACGCACTTTCAGAGCAAGCTTTGGTAGCGTGGACTACAATTTTAGGAAGCCATTCCGAAGCTGTAAAAATGATGGAAAAGATAACAGATTATGCTGCAGAAACTCCCTTCTCGAAAATGGGCGTTGATACTATGGCCAAACAATTAGCAAACGCTGATTTTAAAGGCCAAGCGTTATTTGACCAGTTAACTAAGTTCGGTGATATGGGTTCAGCTTTTGGAATACAAGAAGATTCATTAAAAGAAATGGTTCGTCAATATGCACAAGTACAACAAGCTCAAGTAGCATACACAGAAGATTTAAACATCCTTCAAGATCGAGGTATCCCAATTTTTAAAGCTCTTGGCGAGGTAATGGGAGTTCCAGTATCACAAGTTAAAAAATTGGCTTCTGAAGGTAAAGTAACAGCAGATGTATATAACAAAGCAATAGATAGCATAGCTTCTCATACTAAAGGGGCTATGGAAGGACAATCTCAAACATTTAATGGAATGATGTCTACTTTAGAAGATAACCTTAGTGTTTTATGGGGTTATTTAGCCCAAGACTGGTTTGAAGGTATAAAAGGTTCTTTAGGTAGTTTTTTACCAAAATTCGAGGAGTTTGTTAAGTTGGTTGGAACAGATGGACTAAGTGGAGCTATTAGTAAAACTATTCCTGAACTTAGTCCATTAGTTGAGATGTTAAGTAATATAGGTAATTTACTACGGACTATTGTTATACCTTCATTATTTAAGTTAGGTCTATGGTGTTCCCAACATATTAATGTAATTGCTACATTAGTAATTACTTTGGGTACATTAAACTTAGCAATAAAAAGTGTTTTTGCAATTGAAAGAATTATATTGTTTATACAATCATTTAAGAAAGCTATTTTAGCTATTAAAGAATTTGAAATACTAACAAAATTAGCAACAGCAGCGCAATGGTTATTTAATGCTGCTTTAAGTGCCAATCCAATTGGACTTGTAATAATAGGATTAGTTGCTTTAATAGCTGGACTTGCATATCTATGGAATACTTCGGAAGGTTTCAGGAATTTTTGGATAAACGCATGGGAATCTATAAAAAATACTTGTAAAGTGGCTGTAGATGGAATTTCAAAATTTTTTACTGATACAATACCTAACGCTTTTAAAAGTTTAATTAATTCAGCAAAATCTACTAAAGATTTTTTCGTTAATGGATTTGAATATCTTAAAAATGCGGTATCTAACTTAGGAACTTTATTAGTTACAAAGTTTAAAAATTGGTGCGATGAAGTATGGATATTATTTACCCAAACTATTCCTGATTGGATTCAAAGTATAGTTGATTGGTTTTCAGAACTTCCACATCATATAGGATTTGCTTTAGGTTTTGTAGTTACAAAACTTATTATGTGGGGAGTAGATATGTTTAATTACATTACTACTAACGTGCCTATTTGGATAGATAATATTACTAATTGGTTCGCTCAATTACCAGGTCGAATTTGGACTTGGTTAGTAGATTCCATAAATAAAGTAAAACAGTGGGGCTATGACATGGGAGTTAAAGCTGGCCAGATTGCAGCTGAATTTTTAACAAATACTATAACATGGTTTTCTCAACTTCCAGGTAGGTTATGGACTTGGTTAACTAATGCTATAAACAAAGTAAAACAGTGGGGCTATGACATGGGTGTCAAAGCTGGTCAAATAGCTGCTGAATTTTTGAAGAATACAATAGATTATTTTTCAAAATTACCAGGTCGAATTTGGGAATGGTTAGTAAATACTGTTTCTAAAGTTAAAGCTTGGGGAGTAGATTTATGGAATGCTGGTGTGGATTCAGCTAAACAGTTAGTTAAATCTATTATAGAAACTGTAGAATCTATTCCAGGTAAAATGGTTGATATAGGAAAGCGTATTGTAGAAGGAATTTGGCAAGGTATTATTAACGCTAAAAACTGGTTCATGGATCAAGTACATGGATTCTTTAGTGGTATTGTTGATGGTGCTAAGGCAGCACTTGGAATTCATTCACCAGCTAGAAAAATGATTCCTGTCGGTGATTATACTGTACAAGGTATGGAAGTTGGTATTGAAAAAAGAATGCCTAACTTACAAAGCAATATGAAAGAAAAGTTAATGAATTTAACTAGAAAGATGAAAGCTAAAGTAGCTTATGAATCACAAAGTTTAGGTGCTTCTATAGTTTCAAGAAATACAACTGAAATTATCAATAAAAACAATAATAATGATGAAACTAATCCAAGAAAATTTATTTTTAATGTTGTAAACAAAAATTACCTAGATGGCGAAGAATTAGCAGGACATACAACACAAAAAGTTATCGAAAATATAGGTGAAAGCCAAGACAGCTACACAATAAGTACAGGAGGTGATTTCAGTTTTGCGTAAGCCATTTTCTTTTAATTTTAATCATAAAAATTCATGGACAGATTTTAAAATAAAAATTTTAGAAATTACAATACCATTTCCAAAAAGAAAAGAATCAACTATAAAGATTCCAGGAGGAGAAGATCTTGTTGAAGTTGATGGTGGCTATGAAGATATTACTATTCCTGTAAAAATGGATATTCTTGATAAAAGATTAATTGAAACTAAATATAGAGAGATTAAAAAGTGGTTGTCTTTTATAGAGGATGACCACTTTATTCTTTCTGATGATTTGGGATTCTTTTATAAAGTAAAAATGATAGACCTTAAAGAATTTATAACTGAATTTCAAACTTGTGGAACTGCTACAGTTAACTTTACTTGTTCACCTTATTTATACTCAGTCAATGGAGAGTATGAAATTGATTTTGAAAATAATCTTTTTAATGAATTCCTACTTAATGCAGAACCAGTTTATAAAATAGTTGGTAATGGAATCATTAAATTAAATATAAATTCAAAAATAGTTACTATCGACTTAGCAGATGAAATAATTGTAGATATTCCTAGAAAATTAACTTTAAGAAATGGATATTTTGAAGGCAAAAGAAAAAAAGGAGAATGGGAAGATTTAGAGCTTATTCCTGGAGATAATATTTTAAGTTATGAACTAACTCCAGGAAGCAATTTAGAATCTTTTACCTTAATTCCTAATTGGAGGACACTATGAGTATTGAATATTACAAAGGGAATAATACTAATTATGAATTTGACGGTGATGTTACTCTAGTACCTAATAAAGCAATATTTGATATAACTATGAATGGTATTTGTGAAATTGAAATAAATCACCCTTATGACAAAGAAGGTAGATGGAAAATAATAAATGGTAATGGGGTTATAAAAGCCCCTACCCCTTATTCAAGGGGTCAATTATTTGTTATTTATAGCATAGATAAAAATATGTTAACTACTGGTCTTAAAATTAAAGCTAGACATATTTTCTTTGATTTGTATTATTCAACTACAGAAGATATAAGAGCTGTTAATTGTAATTGTCAAAGAGCTTTAAATATTTTATTTAATGGCACTAAGTTTACTGGTCACTCTAATATTAAAAAGATTAATACTTGTTACTTTGTTAAGCAAAATAGAATTGAAGCTATAAATGGAAGTAATAAGGATAATACAATTATAAACAGATGGGGTGGAGAAATATTTCTTGATAATTTCGATGTCTATATAAATGAGCGCATTGGAGAAGATAAAGGGCTTGAAATTCTTTATGGAACCAATATGTTAGACCTTGGTCTAAAAGAAAATAGAAAAGATATAGTCACTAGAATTAAACCAGTTGCTTTTAATGGTAGACGGCTCCCTGAGTTATTTATAGATAGTCCTTTAATTAATAGATATCGAATTGTATATGAAAAGTATATTGAATTTAGCAATTTGAAATTTAAAGGTGATCTACAAAACGAATCTGAAGATACTGAGGATGGAAGTATAATTTTTGAAACTAAAGAAGAGCTTTATAATGCTTTAAGAGAAGAATGTAAAAAGCTTTTTGAAAATGGTATAGATAAGCCTAAAATAACTGGAAATGTTAAAGTAGCTGCATTATCTAATACAGAAAAATATAAGTTTGTAAAAGACTTAGTTAACATAAATTTAGGTGATACATTAACAGCTAAACATTTAGATTTAGATATCGATATAAAAGTACGTTGTGTTGGATACAAATGGGATATATTAAAAGAAAAATATATTGATGTTACTATAGGTGATGTAGTAAAAAATTATTTTCAAAATCAAAGTGATACTACCCAAAAAGTTAATTCGATTTTAAATGAAAATGGAACTGTTAAAAGTTCTGAACTTGAAGGAGCTATAAATGCTTTAAAGGCTCCTTTATTAGCTCAAAAGAGCAGAGCTAAAAAATCAGATGTAGTTGCATGGATTCAGGAAGTTTTAGATCCAAACGACCCTGATTATGGTTGCTTATTAGGTGGAACAAAAGGAATTCTTTTATCAGATGAAAGATTAGACGATAATTCTGATTGGAATTTTAAAACAGCTATAACTCCAAAAGGAATAATAGCTGACGAATTAATAGGTATTTTAACAACAGTTTTAATACGGAATATGGATAAAAGCTTTGAGATAGATTTAAAGAAACCTGGTGGAGCTTTATTTAGAAACAATGGAAAAGATGCAATAAAGATAGAAAATAATATGATTAAGCTTTACAACTGGAAAAAGAACGGCGACTATATAGGTGCGTTAATGTCATTGGTTCAAGGAGAGGATGAAAATAAGCCATTGATTGGGTTAGCAAATGATATTGATAGTGCAATGTCTCTTGGATATGCTGTTGAAGGTAAGACAAAAGTTCCTTCTTATATTGCGTTTGATAAATATAACATTTTAGATGATTCAGGTGGAAAGCCAGTAAGAATATATGAAGAAGTAGATTTTAAAGGGAACAAAGTTTATAACATAGATATTCGTTCAGATAATGGGAAGAATAATATAATGGTCGGGGATCATTTCATCAATATAACTACACCTGATAATGAAATTGTAGTTTCAGGTTCAGGAACAAGAATAGGAAAAGATAAATCTTTGTATTATGATGCTAGAACTGGAGAATTGAGATGTAATGACCTAGTATTAAATGGTGTTATTAAAAATACAAATGGTACTACTGTGTTTGATCCAAACTCTCCTATAGGTGGAGGCGGTGTAGATACTTTAGGAAATGTTAGTAAAGGAATACCTTCAAGAAAATATTTCAGGTATGTTAAAGGAATAGAAGGACTACAACAATATCCAGGTAATATTGGAGATGGTCAAATAACATATGGTTATGGAGTTACTAAAGCAAATGAACCAACTTATTTTAATAAATTAGGTAATCCACCTTGTTCTGAAGAAACTGCATCTAAAGTTTTATTTGAATTAATACCAGATAAATATGGTAGCCTTGTAAAAAACCAAATGATTAAAGACGGTGTAGATCTTAATAAAGTGCCTATACATATATTTGATGCTTTTGTAGATTTATGTTATAACTCAGGATATTACAATTCTCGTATGTACAGAGCTTGGATAAGGGGAGCTAGTTTAGATAGTATCTATAACGATTGGCTAACATATGCAACTATGCCTGGAACAATTTTCGAAAAAGGATTAAAACGTAGAAGAAAGGAAGAAGCTGAAATGTTTAAAAATGCTAACTACATTATGTCTCCTATTGGAATTTTAAATGCAAGTGGAAGTCAAATAGGTACAGTAAAAGGGGATGGATATTTTCCACCTATAGAAAGTAATAACTTTAAAACAATAAATAATGAGTATGGCAATGGTTGGATTATTCCAGTAAGTAATGGACATGTAACAGCAACATTCCCTTATTATCCTTCAGGGGCTCCACATTCAGGAATAGATTTTGGTGTTCCTATAGGTACACCAGTTAGAGCTTCAAAGCCAGGTAAAGTTATAAAAAGAAGAGAATTAACTACAAGCTATGGTAAATATTTATTTATAGATCATGGCGGTGGATTAATTACTATTTATGCTCATAATAGCGAGTTGCTAGTAAATGAAGGTGATACAGTAAAAGCAGGACAAGTTATAGCTAGAAGTGGTAATACTGGTAATTCATCAGGCCCACATTGTCATTGGGAACTTAGAGTTAATGGTACAGCACAAAATATAGCTCCTTCTTTAAAAGTTGGAGATTTAGTGTAAGAGAGTAGTTTTCTACTCTCTTTTTTATTACAAGAAAGGAGAAGTAATTTATGCAATATTTAGAACCACCTAGAAAAGTTTATATTAATCGAGATGATCCTATAGAAATTCAAGCTGTAGAGCATGATATTAAATCAAGATTTATAGATTTTAAATTTCTAGGTGCAATTAATATTATAGATTTAACATACAGTACAGTTAGAATTTATGGTACAAACCCTAAGAGATTTTCTGTTTTTGATGAATTAACTATAGTTGATGGTAAAAAAGGAATTGCAAGATTAGAATTAACTGATGATTTTTTAATTCCTGGAAGTGCTGAATATCAATTGACAATTAGTGATTCTACTGGTGGTCGTCTTACTCCACTTTGCTTAATTAGATTAATTATTTCTGAAAGTTTAGTTGATACTGAAGCTATACAAAGTTCAAATAAATTTACAGCTTTAGATAAAGCTTTACAGAAAGTAGATAACATAAATGAAATAGATGTAAGGAGCAAGGAAAATTCTAATAATATAAAAGAACATGATTCTTTTATGAGAGAAAATAGAGCAAAAATAGGTGAAAATAAGGCTTTAACAGATAGAGCATTTACAGACGTAAAAAAAACTATAAATGATTTTAAGAGTGAAGTTCATGAAACTTCATGCTATAACTATATAAGTAATCCATTTTTTAATACTGGAGATTATAAGAATTGGGAGTTATGGGATAGTACAACTTCTTATTCAGTGCAGCCTGATACTTCTTTAAGTCATACTTACTCACTAAAATTACAATGTAGTAAAAGGAGCCAAGGGATTACTCAAACAGTTAAAGGACTTCAATATGGTAAAACTTATACTTTTAAAGCAAAACTAAAAGTAGAAGAAGGTACACCAGGGCTTATGGTTCGTAATGATAATCAATGGGATGGTTCTTTATTCAAAGTAGATCAAGGATATAACAAATGGGTAGAAGTTTCACTTACATTTATGGCTAGAGAAGGGACAATGCCTGTTTACATAGGAAATGTATCTACAAGTACAGTTTCAACATTTTGGGTTAGTGAAGTAATGCTTTATGAGGGTTCTTTAGATATACCATTTATCGATAATTTAAAAGAATTATATACTAGAAATTTTCAAGTTGATAAGACAGGAATTGTTTGGGGAGATGGTAATGGTACTTATTCTAATACTAATGACAAAGGAGAATTAGAGTATGTAACTGAAGGCATATATAATAAATATGTTGCTTTAAAGTACATTGCAGCTTTTTCTATTCCAGCAGGTAATCCAGGTACTGTTAATGTAAAACTTCCTAAAGAATTTACAAAGCGAAAAAATTCTTTAGCTTGGGGAGTGGTACCAAAAGGATATTATTACAATACATCAGGAAACTTCTTTCCATTCCATGTAGCCGTTAATGTAGCTGGAGAAGCTTACGAACAAGATGGATATATGTATTGTCCTGTGGAAGGTTATTGCCGAATACAAAACGGAAATAATGATGGAGATGTGCAACCACAATCTATAAATGGAGTTTTAATAGCATTAGCTTAAAGGAGGATTAAAATGTCAGAAGAAATTTTAAATGAAGAAAATAAAGTTAAAGAAGGCTCTATTGATGATTTCAATAAAAATATGACGCTATTTTATGGAAAAGAAACTGGAATAATAAGAAACTATTCTAGTGGAAGAGTTGATTTGAAATTTTATGGAAATGAAGTAGGCGACTTTAATTATGATTTTATAGTTGTACCTAAAGATGATTATGTATTAAATAATTTAGAAAAATTTATAATTAAGGATGGTCAACTTATGAGAAAGCCTGATCCTAACGCTTCTAAATATCCAATCGCATAAGGAGGGTTTTATGAAGGGAATATTTATTAACGTAGATTCTTATAATAGTGAAGGTATTAAAACTATTCAAGGAAATAACAATGCTGAAATTTATAAAATATATGTATTAGAAAATAAAAGAAGATTAAATTTAGCAAATAAAACTATTAAGCTTGGCTACGTAATGGCAGGAACAACAAAAGGAGACATAATAGAAAATTTAAATATTACAAATGCAGAGCAAGGAGAAATAACTTTCCCAATAACTAATAGAATATCTAAACAAGATGGTGTCTATAGTTGTCAATTAGCTATTTATGGAGCAGATGAATTTTTAGAATATACAGCAACATTTGGATTAACTGTAGAAGCTAATATATTTACTAAAATAGCTGGAGAAATAGCAGATAGTAAAGACTTTACTTATTTAGAAAATATACTAGACAAAGCTAGTAAGCTAAGTGAAAAGTTAAAAGAAAATACTTCTACTGCTACTTCTTTAAATAGTAATTTAGAATCTAATATAACAGAAGCTAATAATATTAATTCTAAGCTCTTAGAAAATACTTCTACTGCTACTTCTTTAAATAGTAATTTAGAATCTAATATAAATCTAGCTAAAGAAGTTAAAGAAACTATAAAAGATTTAGATACTAAAAATATAGAAGCTACAGAGAAAATAGAAACACTAACTGGATTAAATTTTAAAGCGGAAGAACTATCAGATAATATAAATAAAGGACTACCTTTAAATTCAGAATTAGTTAAAAATGTTGAATCAGCTAAAACAGTAAATAATGAATTAATAGCAACTAATAATGATGCTAAAGTTAAGAAAACAGATTTAGATAATTCATTAGAAGAAGCTAAAAAATATATATCTGGACTTGATGGAAGTAAAAATCCAGTTCAAATGCAATTAGATATAAATGAATTAAAAAATGGGCTTAAATCAAATCAATCTTTAAGTTATGAAGGCTCTAGCATTGCTGCTAACAACACTTTAGAAGGGCGAACTGAAGGAATGAGGATTGGTGGTAGGACTTTAGTTAATTTAGTTAATTCTAAAAAGATAAGAGAATATGTAGCAACTGGAGCTAAAAGTGATAATGATACAATTACTTGGGATTTTGATAATTTTGAGATACCTTATAACAATTGGAACATGGTTTATGACACATTAGATATGTGTGAAGCTGGTAAAACTTACACTGTTATTTTTAATGTTTTAGAAAATACAACTGAAGTTATTAAAACTGGCGAAAAAACTGGAATATCAATTATGAACTGGAATGTCAAAAATGGAGGAAACACATGGCCAGAAGGTGATTATGTTTTAAAAGGTTCTGGTATTATATTAAAAAAATTAACCTTTGAAAAAGGAAGTTTAGAAAAGTCAAAGATAGCATTTAATGTTCATGGCAAAGAAGATGTTGGGAATACCCCTAAGAGATTAAGAGGTAAATTTGTTTTGTCAAAAAAAATAATGATTCTTGAAGGAGATTGGACAAATAAAGAAATACCTAGCTTTTTTGAAGGCTTAAAAAGCTTTGGAGAAGAAGAAAAAGTTGAAGATAAGTATAAAATTAGTATTTTATCACATGGGAAAAATTTATTTAATGTAAATAATTCTAAACAAGGACTTTTAAATGTTAATACTGGTATACTTTTTGAAACTAACACTAGTAACACATCTGATTATATAAAAGTAGAAAAAGGGAAAAATTATATAATTAATGGTGAAGGCGGAGAAATTAGAGGTTATTATGGTGTTTTATATGATTGCAGTAAAAGATATGTTGCACAAAAAACATTTTCTAAAAATACACCATTTACTTTTGAACAAGATGGATATTTTAGATTCTCATATGCTTCTGAAGAAGATGGTTTACCAGCTACTAATATTATATTTGAAGAAGGAACTCAAGTAAGTGCATACGAACCTTATAAAGAAGATAAAAAATATATTTTAATAAAAAAACCATTGCGTGAAGGGGATTATCTTTACGAAGATAATGAACAAGTTAAAGTTTATAGAGATGGTGGTAAATATGTCTTCACTGGGAATGAAAATATGTATATAGAAGAAACTATTGCTGCAAATAATATAAAATTTGTAATTACAACAGAAGGAACAGATATAAAACCAGCTGGAAAAGTAATATGCAATAAATTTATACAAGGAAACGATACGATAGCTAATTCAGTAAGGTTAGGAACTTCAAATAAAGTAGTAATTAATATACAAAGCTCAACTCTTGAAAGCCCCAATATGGGAGGTTTTAGAAAATGGTTAAAAGATAATCCGACAGAGATTATATATCAACTTGCTACACCAACTGTAGAAGTTGTAGAAAATTGTGTAGATATAGATTTAGATACATTTATAGAAAAAACATACTTTAATATATTAAACTCACTTCCAGGAACTTTAGATTTTAAAGTCCCAAGTAACATAGGATCTGTAGTTCAAAATATGGCTAAAGAAGTTAATAATATATGGGATGTTATTAATAATCTATTAGTACCATCCATATTAGATGTAAATAAAAATGTTGCATTAGCAACAATAAAAAATAATTTAAAATAGAAAGGAAGATGTAAAATGGCATACGAATTATGTAAATTTCAAATTCAAGGAGGAAACTATAATAAAAAAGAAATGGAGGAAAATTTAATCTTATTCAAAATGACAAATCAATTAACTTCTCAACAATATTTAGAGCTATACAATATGATTAATCCGGTAGTTGTAGCACAACCAAAAGTCGAAGAAAGTAATGTAGTAGTTACACCAACAGAAACTAAAGTGATAGAACCACAAGCTTAATAAATAAAATATTAGGGAAATAAGTTAAGGCTAGAGATAGTCTTTTTTTATTTCTCTAAATTAAGAAAGAGAGAAAAGGATGGAGAAAGAAATAATTACTCAAATAGCAACTAATGGAGCATTTGCAGCACTCTTTGTTTGGCTATTATATGATACAAGAAAAGAAGCAAGAGAAAGAGAAAGTAAACTTAACAATTTAATAGATAAACTAGCTGATAAATTTAATTTAGTAGAAGACCTTAAAGAAGATATAGAAGATATAAAAAATCATATATTTAAAGAAAAATAAGAAAGAAGGAATGTAAAATGGAAAAAATTTTAGATCCAATATTAAGTGCTTTAGCTGCTGCTATTGCACTTTTTTTAGCTACAATAATAAAAACTTTAGGTGACCAATTAATACAATTAATTAAAGTTAAGGTAGAAGCTACAGACCAAAAGCTTAAAGCTTCTAAATTTAATGAAGCATATGAAACAGGTAAAAAGATATTCTTTGCTATAGAAGAGAAATATAGAATTACAGAGAACATAGAAAACCTTGCTAAATCAAAAGCTGATTTATTTGATAAAATGCTTTTAGAAAACTGTCCATACTTAACCAAAGATGAATTAATACAAATTAGACAATCAATAGCAGGCGAATATAATAAAGGAAAAGCTATGCTACATGAAGATAGTTTAAAACAACAAGCAGATAAATTAATAGAAGAAAATGAGAAATTAAAATTATTAAATGCAGAAACAGAAAATAAATTAGCTGCAGTAAAAAGCTTAAATGAGAGCCTATAATTTAGGTTCTCTTTTTTATAAAAATTTATTTGGTAAGGAGGGATATATTATGGCAAATAGAGAAGATTACATTAAATCATTAAAACAAGAAAATGAGTATCTAAGAAATCAATTAGAAGTTGCTAAAAGTGAAAGAAATTACTTTAAAGAACTAGCTGATAGATGTGCTATTAAGTTAATGAAATATGAAAATATATCTGAAAAGGACATTATAGAAAATTTAAAAAATAAATAGTTTATAAAAATTAACAGTAAAGGAATGATAAAAATGACTAAAGATAAAAGCAGTAAATTTAAAATGATGAAACCCCCTATTAGTAGAATGGGAGGAAAGTCAAAATTAAGAAAAACAATAATAGAAATGATACCAGACCATGTGTGTTATGTAGAACCATTCTTTGGAGCTGGGTGGGTTTTCTTTGGAAAAACTCCTTCAAAGGTTGAGGTGATTAATGATGTAGATAAAGAACTCATTAATTTATTTAAAATGATTAAATACCATGCTCCTGAAATTGAAAGAATGTTAGAGTATGAATTTTCAGGAAGAGATATATTTGAAGAATATAAAAATGTTACTTTAGAACATTTAACAGAAATACAAAGAGCTGTTAGATTTTTATATCTAATTTCTCAAAGTTTTGCGGGAAAGGGTAATCATTATGGGTATGGAACTAATACCAAGCCTTCTCCACAGATTTTTTATAAAGGAGTATTAGGAGATATAAAAAATAGACTTAGAAACACTTATGTAGAAAATTTATCCTTTGAAAAAATTATAGAAAAATATGATAGAGAATATAGTTTTTTCTTTTGTGATCCACCATATTTTGAAACAGCAGGGTATGGAACAGAGTTTGGCGAAAAAGAGCATTTACTGTTAAGAGATAAATTAAAAAATATAAAAGGAAAGTTCTTAGTAACTATAAATGACCATCCAAAAGTAAGAGAATGGTATAAAGATTTTAATATTAAAGAAGTAAAAGTAATGTACTCCGTATCTAATCAAGCAAGTGCAAGAAAAGAATATGGGGAATTGATAATAACAAATTTTTAAAAATAAAAGAAAGAAGGAATGTAAAATGTTAAAAGGAATAGACGTATCAGAACACCAAGGAAGAATAGATTGGGAAAGAGTAAAAGGTAATATAGATTTTGCTATATTAAGAGCAGGATATGGAAGAAATAATATAGATAAGCAATTTATAAGAAATATAGAAGAGTGTAATAGATTATGTATTCCAGTAGGTATATATTGGTTTAGTTATGCTTGGAATGAAGAAATGGCTAAGAATGAAGCTAGATATGTGCTAGAAGCCATTAAAGGTTATAGAGTTGATTATCCTATAAGCTATGACCTAGAATATGATACTTTAAACTATGCATCTAAAAATGGAGTTACTATAGGAAAAAGATTAGCTACAGATATGGTTAAGGCTTTTTGTGATGAAATAAACCGTAACGGATATAGAGCTATGAACTATACTAACCAAGATTTCTTATTAAATAAATTCTATATGAATGAGTTAACTAATTATCCATTATGGTATGCATGGTATAACTCTAAACTTAATAGAGATTGTGCTATATGGCAATATTCAGAAAGTGGACAAATACCAGGGATTGGTGGAGCAAGTGTAGATATGAATTACTGTTATGAAGATTTTTTTAAGCAGGATTTTACATTAGATAATGCTACTACTTGTAATGTAGATACTGAATTAAATATAAGAGCAAAAGGAACTACAGGTGCAACTATAGTCGGAAGAATACCTGCAGGAGAAATATTCAGAATTAAATGGGTAGATTCTGATTATTTAGGATGGTATTACATAGAGTACCAAGGTATTACTGGGTATGTAAGTCAAGACTATGTAGAAAAATTACAAATGGCTACTACTTGTAATGTCGATTCAGTTCTTAATGTTAGAGCAGAAGGTAATACAAGTTCTAATATAGTAGCTACAATTAATCCAGGAGAAGTATTCAGAATAGATTGGGTAGATTCAGACTTTATTGGCTGGTATAGAATAACTACAGCTACTGGAGCAACTGGATTTGTTAAATCAGATTTTGTAAAGAAACTATAATAAAAAGGCTAGGTGGGGTTAATTCCTACCTAGCCTTTTTTATTTAAATTTAAACATTTATTTATGATTTAACATAAATTCTTCTAAAGCAACTGTAATTATCTCTTGCATCTTAAGTTCCCTATGTTCGTTGCAAAACTTAGTAAATTTTAAAGAAGTATTTTTATATAATTTAAATGTACGAGGAATTATATCTCCTTCTAGTACGCTAGAATCAATTTTAAGCGACTTTCTTTCTGTACTACTTAGTAATTCTAGTATTTCTTTTTGTTGCTCCTCAAGGCGTTCTATACGCTTTATTAATGTTTCTTCTTTAATAAAATATCCTTCTACCTTATCAAAAACAAATCCTTCTCTTTTCATATTAAAAATTATATCTTTTCTTTTCATCTTAAATTTTTTAGCTACTTCATCAAGAGTAAGACCTTCTGTTACTAGTAAATCATTTACTGATTTAACTAAATTAAAATTATCCACATTATCCACATCCTTAACACTTAGTATTCTCAAGTATTACTTTACGATAATTGGTATTAAATAGCAATAAAAAAGACTAAGCAATTAAGCTCAGTCTTTAGAATTATTTATTTTTTTAATCAAAGTCCAAATAAGATTCATGCATAGATGATTTATTTCTATCTCTAATTACCAGTATAGCATCTTTAAAATACCCTTTAACTATAAATTCATTTTCTTTTTTGACTATTTTATCAGCTTCAAAAATACAATTTCTATCATGCCCCTCATATCTTAGTAAGAAAGTATAACCTTCTCCATTGTTTTCTATTCTTATATCTTCTTGTGCTACTATTTTTTCTATTATTGGATTATTATCATCCAATCCTTCAACTATATTTATAATAGATCCTTCTTTAATTATCATGTTTATTCTCTCCTTAATTACTTTTTAAAACTTTAAATTTTGTATCTTCATATGAAAGGGCATCAGCTACAAAAACATATTTTTCATCGCATTCTTCATAATATTTTTTAGCCTTTTCTAAAGCTTCTTTTTTAGTAGTAGCTTGAATTTCTAAATCAAACACATAAGTTTCAGTTATTTTTATATTATATTTTCCCATATTAAACACCTCAAAATAATATTAGTAATATGAATAATATTTAGTATTACTGTAAAATAAATTTTTCAAGTTTTAAGATAAACTCTTGAATCTTATAAACTATTCTATCATTTTCATTAAAAGCTTTTTCTTCTAAAACTCTTAAGTTTCCATAAATTTTTAAAAATTGTGATTTATTTGTTGCTTTATTTAATAGTTCTATGTTATTTTCTAATCCTTGTTCTAAATTACTCATAAGTATCTTCTCCTTATTGACCCCGCCATTAAGGTAAGATATAATCATATTTGCGAGATACAAGTGCCTTACCTTATGGTGGGTGCTTTTTTTTATTTTCTATTATTCATAAAATTAAGTAAATCATTTTTACTTTCATCTATATTTTCTTGTTTTAAATCCATATTATCTAATTTTTCTTTTAATTCTTCTTTAAGTTCTTCCAAAAGTCTTGCTCTTATTTCTTCAGTAAGTTCTTCTTTTAATTCTTCTTTTAATTCTTCTTTAAGCTGCTCCAAATCTATGCTTAATGCACCATTAGTAATATTAGTATTATTTGTATTACTTAAATATTCTTTAATATCTTTTTCTATTAATTCTTTAATGTAAGTTGCAAATCTCTTATTTTTAAAATTTATAAATTTAAGCATATAAAACTCATCTTTATTGAATCTTACTGGTTGTATTTTTTCATCTTTTCCTTCAAGATCTTCCATCTCTACTTTATCTAAAAAAGTTAAATCCAAAGTATTTCGCCTACCTTCTCATAAGTATTAGCATTAGCAAATGCTGCATTAGGATGTAATTCTGCTTTTTCATATTCATCTTTTATATTCTTTTCTAATTGAATAGCACCGCATCCAATTAATTGAATACTATCTGCACTTTCAACATCAAAGTATTGGTTAATGTAAGAAGTAAGTCCATCTACATAAGTTTCAACTATTGAATTTATAAAACTTATATTTTTTTCTTCTTGATCTATTGTAAATTTATCTTTTCCAATCATATCAATAGCAATGTTAGAATTTAAAGTTGTTGAATATCTATTATTAACTTGTTTTATAACATTCTCATAAAGAGTTATCATTCCTTCTCTATATGTTCTTGCCTTAGTTAAATTTAATCCATCCCAGAAACTAATATCTATAGTTCCCCCACCAAAGTCTATAACTAAAGTCTTTTTATCTTTAAATTTTTCTCTATCAGCAAAAACAATAGCTGATTCACAAAATACTTCAACATTTTCTATATTAATTGTTTTTTCTACTCCATTAACTGTTATTTTCTCATTTTCAAAAGATTCTATATGTTTTTTAATTTCTTCAGTTAGATTTTTATCATTAAATGATTCTACTGGAACTCCAACAACAATATTAGTAGTTATATTGTTTGCTTTAGAGCTTTTAGCAATAGCAGTTAAAAGATTAATCTTATAAGCAGTTTTAAAGTACTTTCTTTTACTTATGTTTAATGCTCCATCATAAGCTCCTACAGTATATTCTGCCCCGTCATAAATAACTTTTATATCATTCTCATTCATCTTAGTTATACCTGGTTTTATTTTGCTTTCAAATATAACTGATTTACTTGTTTTTACATTTGCATTTCCTAAGTCAATTCCTAATGTACTAACTTTCATTATTTTCACCTCATTAAAAGTAATATTTTATAATACAATTATATTACTTTTAGAGTACTATGTCAAGTAATAATATTATAATATAATACAATATATTATTTTTATAATATTATGTAATACAAAATATTACAAAATATTTTACTTTAGCATTAATAATATTATATAATATTATTATGTAATACAAATAATAAAGGAAGGTTACACAAACCTTCCTTTATAGACAAATTATTACCAACGTGTTAAAATAAGAACAAATAAAACGGAATAAAGCAAAACCCTTCAAGTTGTTCGCGACCAAACTAGCAACTTGAAGGGTATCCCTAATCCGTAAAGGACTTATTTACTTGCCTTTATTGTATAATATATATTTTCAATAGTCAAGATTTTTTAATGCTCCTTTTACTGGATTAGTTATTGTACTATTCCAATGAAAGGAGTATTTTTATGTCAGCTTACTATTTTATGACAGAAGAACAATGGGAAAAAGAAAAAACATATAATCTTACAGATGACCAATTCTTAATTTTAAATCAAATCGAATACAAAGAATCCAAGAGAAAGGCTGAAAGTTTATTAAGATTTTTAAAAAAGAGTATTATGCTTGGTGATGGCTCTTGGACTATCTCTTTTACAAAATTCCATAAATTTTACAATGATTGGGTAAATAAACATAAAAAGAAAAGACCTAGCCTAAAAAATATAAGTTTAACTCAACTTAAATTTACAGTTAATAGACTTAGAGATTTAGGTTTATTAATTATCGAAAAAAATAAAAAAACTAATATCTATAAATTACCAGCGACCGAAAATCCGACCAATAATGAAAACTCTAAACCTGTTGAAAATACTTGTTTTGCATACGAAAAAAATAAAAAAATTACTCCTATGTTATCAGGCAGTTTATTAGATATAGATTCTAATAGTAACTCCAAAAAAGATTTTGATGCAAATAAATACGAAAAGTGTACTAGCCTTGTAGATGTTAGAAATAAAGTAAGAGAGTTACTTAAATTTAAAAGAGTTAAAAGTAATTGGATAAAAGATAAGGTATTAATAGCTATAACTAAAAATTTTAGAAATATAACTAAACAATTCTTAGAATCTTATATTTTAAAAACTATAGAAAATTTCAGAAAAACTTATTATAAAAATTGGGCTAAATATACTAAAAAACAAAGTGTACATGCTAACTTTACTCAAAGAGAAGATTATAACTGGATAGAATTAGAAGAACAATTATTAAGTCATTATTAAAAACAAAGAGCACATGCTCTCTGTTTTATTAGTATGCTAAAAACTGAAAATAGTTTACTTTAAATAACATCCATTCTTGCAGCAATTAAAATTTATATTTTCTGAAGAATAATATTTTAATAATTTCAATGGACATATTTTTAAAGTATTAGATATTCTAACTAATAAATCATAGCTCGGAGCACTTGCTTTATGTTCTAATTCCGATAAATGAGATCTGCTAATTTTTAATTTTTTAGCAAGTTCTTTTTGTGAAATCTTATTAATTCGACGATATTCTTTTAAAATTTTAATCACCTCCTAACATTCTATAATAACATTAAATTTTATTTAAAACATTAGGAAATTAAAACCAAAAACTCAAAAAAAGTCGAACGGTTCGCTCCAATCGACATAATATTAATGCTATAATATTTATGAAAAAAGGGGAACTCATGTTCTCGTATTTTATGTTTTGTTTGAGGTGAATATAAATGAAAGAAGAAATAATAAAATTAATTAAAAAAATAGAAGATGAAAGAATATTAATGATATTATACGGAGTTTTACAAAATATAAAAAAACAGGATTAACTAATCCTGTTTTTTTATATCTTCTTTTTTAATTTTTGTTTCTAGTAATCCAGTTATTAAATTTTCAATTAATACTAAATACTCATCATCTAATTGGGCTAAAGCAGAAACACTTTTATATATTCTTGAATCTGATTTGCTTAATTCATAAATCAAATCTGCAAGCTCTCTTTCTTTTTTAGGGACTATATACATATTCCCATTACCAGTTAAAAGCCATTCTCTATTTACATTAAATACATCACATAAATGATTTATGAATAATGGTTTGGGGTCAACCCTACCACATTCTATATTTGCTATAGCATCTCTGCTTACACTCAATTTATTTCCAAATTCAACTTGAGAAAGCTTTTTATCTTTTCTAATTTTTTTAATTCTTTCTTTCATTTTTTCCCTCCTATTATGAATTTTACCTTTTTTTTTAGTGTTGGTCAACACTAAAAATATGTATTTTATATTGAAAAAAAGTTAAATATGGTTTAAAATGTGTATATAAACATAATGGAGGTGTGCAAATGAACACAAAAAATGCCGAGAGAGTTCTTAGGATTTTTGAGGATATAAAAAAACTAAATGAAGAAGAATTAAATGTTGTTGACGAAGCTATATCTGCTTGTTTTATTGTTAAATCTCTTAAAGAAAATAATTTTAAAGAAAAATTAGAGATAAATTGTTTAAAAAATTTTTCATCTTAACATTACTATTTATATTTTTTTATAAAAAGTAATGTCAAAAGGAGGAGTTATGGCTATTTTTAGAGTTGAAAAAAATAAGAAATATACAGTAGTTGATAATTATTTTATTGATGATCCTAAGATATCTTTAAAGGCAAAAGGTTTACTTTTAATGTTTTTAAAGAGACCTGATAATTGGGATATATATTTAAGTGAGTTAGAAAAATGTTGTAAAGATAAAAAGGACTCAATGAATACGGCTATAAAAGAATTAGAGAAATTTGGTTACATAGAAAGAAATTTAAAAAGAGATGAAAAAGGAAAACTTATAGGTGGATATGATTATATTATCAAAGAAAAACCAGAAGCCTATTGCGGATTTTCCCTAATAGGTGAAAATCCTAATAGGGAAAATCCGCCCTTAATAAATACTGATATTAATATAAATACTGATACTAATATATCTAAAGATATATTAAGTGCCACTTCTATAAATCAAATAATAAATGAGTGGAATTCTTTAGGGTTACAAAAAATTATTTCTGTAAATGCTGGCACTAAAAGATACAAATCTTTAAAAGCTAGAATTAAAGATTATGGTTTAGAAAAAGTTTTACAAGCTATTAAAAACGTAAATGAAAGTAAATTCCTTAAAGGTAAAAATAATAGAAATTGGACTATAAGTTTTGATTGGCTATTAAACCCTAATAATTTTATTAAGGTCTTAGAAGGAAATTACAAAGATAAAGAAAATGGAGGAAAAAGTAATGGAAGCTTTAGACAGGATTTTGGCCAAAGTAAAGAACCAGGATATGACTACGACTATGACGAAATCATCAATGGCTTATAAATGTCCAAAATGTAAGGATACAGGTTGGATTTTGATAGAAAGAGCTCACGCTCAACCACTTGCAACTCGATGTACTTGTCAGTTTGAAAATAATGTTGAAAGAGCTTGGAAAGAGTTTGGACTAGATCCTAACCAAGTAAAAACAATAGCAGAATTTGAAACTTTAAATAATAAGCTATTAGAAAATATTAAAACAAAAGTTCTTAACTATGCTAGTAATTTTGATAAGGGAGAGAATGAATGGTTTTTATTTATGGGACAACCAGGGGCTGGTAAAACTCATTTAGCAACTGGATTAGGAGCAATTCTTTTTAAAGATAAAAAAAGGCAAGTTATTTATATGCCATATACAGAAGCTATTCAAGGTCTTAAAGGTACGGCCAAAGATTATGATAAGTATATAACATTACTTGAAAAGTATAAAAATGCTGAAGTGTTGGTTATCGATGATCTGTTTAAAGATAAAGTAAAAAATGGTCAAATTATTGCACAGTTAAATGAAATAGACATGAAACATATTTACCCATTATTGAATTATAGATATTACAAAAATTTAGTGACTATAATTTCTACAGAATGTGATATAGCTATGCTAGAAATGTTGGACAAAGCATTAGCTGGAAGAATTGTAGAAAGAGCTGGAAGAAACATGGTTATATTCAGGGGAGCAGAACTTGATTATAGATTTAAAAATTTAAGGAGAAAAAAGAGTGAATAAATTTTAGGAGTGATATATATGTGTCAAAATTTGAATAATAAAATTGATGAATTAAAGTGTCCAAGATGTGAAAATGAAAAATTAAAAGGAACTGAAAACTATTGTCCTATATGTGGCTTGAAGCTAAAACAGAAAGCTGTTCAAGAGATAAATACTCCTGAACAGGCAATAATTTATGTTGATTTAGATGAAAAACTAGTTAAAAAAATAATTAGAGAAATAATTGAAGAAAAACAAAATATTTTATTTCCCAAAGTTTTTTAATGTTTTATTAAGGGATTTAAATTCATTGTCTATTGCAGATTTACTTTTTTCAAAATTTGTACCAGCTTTTAAAGCTATTGTTTTTCTACAAAAAGGACAATGAATTTCTGTTCCAACTTGATTAAGTTTTATTTCTAATTCACTTTTGCAAATTGGACAGTTAATTTTGATACTTTTGTTGCCAAAAGTAGAGTTGAAACTTAATGACATGATATCACCACCTTTTATAATTTATTTCGACTTGGCGGGGCCGATACTTAAATTATAAATGGTGGGAATATTTAGAACAAGTTAAGGAGAGAAAGAATGAATAAAGTTGTGTTAATAGGACGATTAACAAAATATCCTGAATTAAGATTTACAGCTGTAAAAGGTACTCCAACAGCACGATTTACATTAGCAGTAGCAAGACAGTTTAAAAGAGATGAAACTGATTTTATAAGTTGTATTTCTTATGGGAAAACAGCTGAGAATATAGCAAAGTTTTTAACCAAAGGGAGATTACTTGCTATTTCAGGAAGTATAAGAACAGGAAATTATGAGGCACAAGATGGAACAAAAAGATATACAACAGAAGTTTTAGCAGAAAGCTTTGACTTTATAGATTCTTCTAAGAAATTAGAAAAAACTGAGGATTGGGAAGAAGAATATGATTCCGACCCACCATTTTAAAATTATGAAAGGGGAAAAGTAATCACTATAGATTACATAAGTAATTTATAGTGATTACCAATCAAGATATTGAATAAAAAATTTTTAGATCATATCGCTTGTTCAAATTTGAAAACCAGTGAATATAAAATTATAATCTTGCTGCTTACACAAGATTATAAACAAAGCGATATAGTTAAAATTTTAAATCTTAAAAAGCAAAATGTAAATAGAAGTTTTAAGAGCTTAGAAAAATTAGGACTAATAGAATTAAAAAGAACTGAAGGAAATAATAAATATTTTGGATTAGTATCTCCAAATAAAATAATTGCTAATATACCAGGGCAAATAAATTTTATGATGAAAGGATAATTTAGTATGAAACCAATTTTATTTAATACAGCAATGGTAAAAGCCATATTGGAAGGGAAAAAGACTTGTACTAGAAGACTTATTAAAAATAAATATACTAATGCAGACATTAAGTTTTGGGAACATAAGGGCAAGAAGATTTTAGTATATGCTCAAAATGATGTTTCAGAGCCTATACATAATTCTGATGGTACCACAACTTATAAATTAGGTTGGATGGAAGAAATAGCAGAACCATTTAAAGTAGGTGATATTCTTTATGTAAGAGAAACATGGGCTAACACATGGACACCAGATGGTGATATTGGATTTGTTTATAAGGCTGACGGAGAGCCTAAAGATTTTCCTTACTGGGGAAATGTAAAACAAGGCAAACATGAAGTTTGGATACCAAGTATTCATATGCCAAAGGAAGCAGCAAGGATATTTTTAAAAGTAACAAGTGTAAGAGCTGAAAGATTAAAAGATATTACAGATGAAGGGTGTCTTAATGAAGGTATAAGAGAATTTACTAAAGATGGAGTAGTAAAGAAATATGATACTGAACCTAATATGCATACATGGGAAAAGATGCCTAGAACACCGAGAGAAGCATTTGAAAAGCTTTGGAATAGTACATTGCAATTAAAAGGTAAGTGGAACGGTTGGAAAAACTTATTTGAATATAATCCGTGGGTATGGGTTATTGAATTTAAACAAATTGAAAATAACGAAGTAGGAGAGTAGTTATGAAAAATTTATTTTTAAAAATAAAAGGTTTATTAGGATTTTGCCAATGTGATAAATGTTGGCATAGATCTAAATTAATAGTAGAAAACAAAGAAGTTAAATTAAAGAGATATATCTGTGAAAAGTGTTTTGAAAAGATTATAAATGTGCTTAGTTCTACAGAAATAGAATAGTAGGAGAGTAATTATGAGTAAATATGAAAAAGCTTTAGATGAAGTTTTAGAAAGACAATATTATGCGTGTGAAAATATGGAAGAGTGTACTAATTGCTGTGTTTTTGAAGAATATGTAATAGCTTATGTGGATAATTGGAATACAAATAAAAAACCTACAAAAGAAGAGTTCGTGAAAAAGATTAAAGAAGAATTGTTACTGTACGTGGAGGAATAGAAATGGAGAGAAAAGAGTTATATAGTCTGATAGAAGTTAACTTTTATGATTTTGGAGGGTTTGAATATTATGCATTAGTTGCAGCTGAAAATATGGAAAATGCAATTAAAGGTTATAAAGAAGTTGTTGCTGATATAGAAGATGAGGAGTTAGAGCCAAGAATAATTACTAGAAAAGAAGCTTTAGAAAAATATAAAAAAGGTGAAATTGAAGGTTGTGAAACTGTACAAGAAAAAGTACAGGATTTTTATAAGGCGGTAAGCGAGTTTAGAAATCCAACAACTAATGGAGGATATGAATATCTAGTATTACTAATGGATAGTCAATTACTATAGGCAATATTAAGTGAGGTTTTGAAATGGCATATAAAGCAGTTAGAAGTAATTCAAGAAAATTTAGGGTATGTAATGAAAGGCTTAATCAATATTTACAAGAAGGATGGGAAGTAGTTTGCGTAAATCCATTTTTATTAGATGGTGAAACAGAATATTTAGAGTATATTTTAAAAGAGCCAAATTCAATTAAAGATAAATTAGAACGTGAAAAAGTTATAGATTTTGCTATAGCAGCTAGTACTTTAGCATTTCATGTTGAAAATTTATTAGAAGAGTATAAATATAGTGGCAAATTAACAGATAATCAATTGATTAAAATGCAACATAGAATTAGAGTTTTAAGAGATAATGAAGAAGAATTTAAAAAAGTTTTAGGAATTGATTAATTGCATATAGTTTATATAAAAATAAGTTGAGTTCTAAAAGAAGGTGAAGTAATTGGAAGAAAGGATTTTTGAATATTTAGAAAAACATGCTACTAAAACAAGAAAGTCTACTGCAGTTAAAAAAATAGTTAAAGAATTTCGACTAGAAAAATCTGTAGCTATAAAGTTATATGAAAAATGGAGACGTATTTGGTGTTCAAAGTCAATTCCAATAACAGTAGAAGATAATAAATTAAGTTTAGAAGATGAAATAATAGAATATGCACAAAATAGATCCCAAAATAAGAGAGCAAAATACAGTAAGGATGAAATAGTTTCTATTATGAAATTAAGATTTGAAAATAAGTTTACATTTAAGGAAATAGCTAGAGAAACTGGAATAGACCTAAAAAAAGTTACAGTAATACTAAATAAGGCTAATAGTTACGGATTTAAAATATAACAGAATGGTTAGGAGCTTAAAGATGAGAGACGTAAAAGAATTGGAAGAATTATTGAGTAGTTATAGACTTTTAAAAGTTGAGATAAATGATTTGAAATTGAGAGAGTTAGAAGAACAAATAAATTTAAAAGATGAAATAAAAAAGAGAGAAAGAAAAATAGCTAGAATAGATAATGCTATTAAATCTCTAAATCATAAAGAGAGATTAGTAATAAACGAAAGATATTTAGAAGGAATGGGAAGACAAAGTTGGAAATTAATTAGTAAAAGTTTATTTTTAAGCAGAACTAGATGTTATGAATTAAAAGTTAGTGCTTTAAAGAAGTTAAACAAAATAATTTAAATATAGGTGAACAAAAACCGAACAAAAAAAGAACAAAAACCGAACAAAAAGAGAACACACGAGTGTTCTCTTTTATGTTAATATAAGAGTACAAAATTTAATATTCATCAAAAAAGTATTGCAGAAATGAAAAAAATGTCCCCTTTGATGGGTTGGGGTGAACTATACATTTTTTTAGAAAGGAGAGTAGTTTTGAAGTCAAGCAAAAAGAAAAAAAGAGTAAGAGAGCTTTATAGGAATGGTTATAATGCTGCTGAAATTGCAGATATAATTACAAAAGAAAATGCAGCAGAAGGAATTAATAAAAAAACTACTCGAGAAGCTATTAAAAAATGTATTCAAAGAAACTTTAAAGATTTAAAAAGGGAACATAAAGAAAATGCTAAAGCTAGAAAAGAAGTTGAAAGAGCTTTAGATTATGAATCAAAGAAGTTTATTAGTGATAAGTCTTTAATATTAAAAAATAGAAGTGCATACGAAACTAAAAACAATGGAGATATTGTTTTAAAAAAAGAAACTGATTATGTTTTTGCTAGTGATATGCCTAGAAGATTAGTTAATGCTGATAAAGCTCTAAAATTAGAAGAATTAAAAGGTGATGAAAATATAAGAGTTAGTGTAAATAGTTTTTATGCTAATAATAATAAAAATAATACTACTCGTTTATTAAAGAATTATGAAACTGATATTCTTTTAAATAAAAAAATCAATTATTAAAATCATGGAGAGTTAGCTTAACTGGTAAAGCATTTTCCTATAAGATTATAAGTCAAAGGTTCAAGTCCTTTACTCTCCGAATTAAGGTTTTTATTTTTTTAAATACTCTCAAAGATTTTGTTTGCAGGATTTAATCCTGCTATGAGAAGTTACCCAAACGGGAAAAGGGAACTGATTATTTATTATCTTTTCTGTGGATTAATAAATAACTTTTATCAAGAGTTCGAATCTCTTACTTCTCACCACTCAACTTTAAAAAATAACTCTAAAATAAAGAACTATCAACATGATAGTTCTTTTTTATTTACAGAAAGGAGGTGAAGGAATGGGACAAACTACTAAACCAATAACTGAAAAAAAGAAATTAGAAAAAATGAGCCATTATTTAAAGTGTAATCATCCAACAGCTTATATTTATTTCATATTAGCAACTAAAACTGGTTATAGAGCATCAGATCTTATTGATTTAACTGTAGCTGATGTTAAAGAAGCTATTAAGAAAAGAGAATTTTCTATTATAGAAAAGAAAACTGATAGTACAAGAGCAAATGATAAACCAAGAGTTGTTAAGATTGGAGATAATACAATAAGTATTCTTCAGCAATACATTAAAAATAAAAATGACTGGGAATATATTTTTCCTTCACCTATAGGAAGAAAGCATTTAAGTATTAGAAGAATGGGCGTAATAATTAATAATGCAGCTAAAGAATGTGATATTAATCATTGTGTTGCTAATCATGGACTTAGAAAAACTTATGGATATATGACTTATCAAAATATATTTAAAAATAAAAATGATGCTATGTATGCTTTACTTTCTGTACAAGATGATTTTGGACATTCTACTCCTGAAATCACTAAAAGATATATAGGGTTATATGATGAAGAAAGAAAAGGAACTACTGATTACTTAAGATCGGAAGAGCACACGTCTGAACTCCAGTCACGAA